CGCTGACCTCGCCCGCCTGGTAGGGTGCTCGAAGGGGCATCTTTCCAATGTCCTGAACGGCGAGAAGCGGTGCAGCCTTGCGTTCGCTCTTGCCATTTCCAGTCAGACCGGGGTCTCCCCGCAGGACTTGCACGACGCATATCTGCCACGCAAGGACGCTGCCTGATGTCAGCCCTGCGCGATCCTCTCGACCAGCTCGCTTGGCGTGACCCGTTGCTCCTCTGCCAGCTCTCGCTGCAGGGCGGCAAGCAGGCCGACCGCTGCGTGGCGGGTGAGCACGACCGGGATTTCTGCGCCTCCGCTTCCAATTGTGAGTTCGAGCCTGTCGCCGCGCCATCTGGCCGCGGGCGGGCGTTCAACAAATATCTTGGCGCAAGCCTGCATGCGTCACCGTCCTTTGCTTGTGATTTCTCCCAGCCATATCGGACGGTCGCGACAAAATCTATTGCGAATGGGGCATCTTCCCAAGATTCCCGGAAAAATTGTATTCGCCCGCGCCCATCCCTCCGCGTGGCGAAGCGCGCCCGGGTCTCTCCCCCTTTGCCCCGGGCGCGCACCTTTTCACGCACGCCGGCGCCCATGCAGCCGCGCCAGCCTCGTCATTGCGAGATCGCAGTGGGCGGCATGAAAGGCGCGCTCAGGGTCTTGCTCGGGCAGGCTGGTCGCTCGCCTGTCGGCAGCGACCGCGATCCGACTCAAGCGTTGAGCCATGTCGCCACCCCGCGCGGTTTGGTCCGCACCCTTCATTTCATCCGCCCTCTTGTTGCCCGCCGTGAACATGGCCGGGCCGGGGCGTCCAGTCAGCTTTAATCGGAGAGGGATTTTCCATGTGCTTTCACTCCACACAAGCCCGGCGCTTGATCCGCCTTGTCGGCGGTGTTGAGGCTGCGGCCTCGATCTGCGGCGTCTCCGCCCAGCTGATGAGCAATTACCAGAACGCCGGTCAGCGCGCTTTCATGCCGCCGCAATTCATCGAGGCGCTAGAGCGCGAAGCTGGCCAGCCGGTTTATTCGTCCGCTCTGTCCAATCTCGTCACGGTCGCGCCGAGCCGCTCGATGCTTTGCGACGCGATGGACGCGGCCCGGATTGCTGGCGGCTTGCCGCAACAGGTGCATGAGGCCCTGGCCGATGGCCGGATTGATGAAGCCGAGCGCCGGGCGCTTCTGGCCGCAGTTGACCAGCTTCGTGCTGAGGCTGACGCGGTTGCTGCCTCGCTGTCGCTGGAGGGCTGAGCATGAAACCCGACTTCCGCCCGCATCCCATTGCAATGGAGCCAGCCCGCGCCGCTGCGGCCGCAAAGTACCGCACCGCGACAGGTGGCCAGAAGACCCGGCGCCTCAAGGAATTGCGCGACCTGACGACCGAGGCCCTGATCTGGGACCGGAGGCGCCGCAATGGGTAAGCGTAGAAAGCTCACTAGGCATCAGAAAGCGGCCCTGTTTCTCTATCACAACGGCCAGTGTGCCGAATGCGGTTCAAAGCTGGCTATCGGCGAGGTCGAATGGGATCACGTCAAAGAGCGCCGGATGGCCGTTGATGAAGCCGACGCGGCCGAGCGCGAAGACCTGTCCAATTTCCAGCCGCTTTGCGAATGCTGCCACAAGGCCAAAACGGCGGAGTGGTCTGGCATCCATGCCAAGGCGCGGCGCCAAGCTGGCGAGACCGGCCAGCAGGCCCGGCGCGCGGCTGGCAAGACGAAGCCCATTCCACAACCTGCCAACCCCTGGCCAGCCAAGGGCTCCCGCAAGCTGCAGTCGAGGGGGTTCGGATCTTGATTGTCCGCCTTCCATACCCGCCCGCAAAGCTGTCACCGAACGCGCGCCTGCATTGGCGGGCCAAGGCGAAGGCCGTGAAGTCGTACCGCGCCGAATGCGGGTTCGAGCTGCTGGCGCAAGGCGTCAACCGGATGCCGAGCGTGTCGCTGAAATTGACCTTCTGCCCGCCGGATCGCCGCCGCCGGGACCGCGACAACGCGATTCACGCATTCAAGGCCGGGCAGGACGCAATCGCGGACATCACCGGCATCGACGACAGCCAGTTTCAAGTCACCTACGCGCCGGGCTTTGGTGAGCCTGTGCCGGGCGGTCAAGTCATCGTGGAGATTGAACCATGACCGCCCCTATCCCCCCCTTCACATGCCAGACCTGCGGAAAGCCCGCTCGATACGGGTTCAACGTGACGAAGCGCTCCCGTGGTTCCTGGTTCTGTCCCCAACACAAGCCGGAGGACCGGTGATGAGAGCGTCGATCGACTGGACACCAGAGCGCGTGGAGCAGCTTTTCGAGATGTGGAAAGCCGGACACTCTGCCGCCTATGTCGCGAAGGCAATGGGCCTGCCTAGCCGCAACGCGGTAATCGGCAAGTGGTCACGCATGGGCTGGACCAGCGCACACCCGGAAGCTCCTGCGCGCACGAGAGACATGATCGCCGCGCGTGGAACACGAACCCGTATTGCGGGCGGTGGTCATGGCGGAAAGCGTGTGCCGGGCGGCGTAGTCAAGGCCAAGATTGTTCGCCAGACCGTGAAAAGCCAACTCAAGGCCGGTGCGGCAATCTTCCCGATCCAGATGAACCCGACCACGTTGCTGGATTTGAAGCCGCACCAGTGCCGGTTCCCGATTGATGATGAGAACGCACCTGGGACCGAAGAGACGCTTTTCTGTGGCGCCAAGCAGAAAGACGGTTCGTCATACTGCGAGCATCACCACGCGCGTTGCATGATACCATATAAGCGCTCTCGCAAGCGGTTCGACCGGAGCAAGATCAACGCCCGTGATCGGTTCGTGTTCGGGGTGGCAGCATGACCCGCGTCTTCCTGAAACCGGGTGAATTTTCCGACTGGCGTCGCTTTGCCCATGTGAAGCAGGGGTCCGTTGCGGACGACTGCGGATGGACGCAAGGCGCGCAATCCCATGTCGAGCGCGGCACCCAATCAGTCGAGATTGAAAAGCTGGAAATCATGCATTCGACGGTTGTTGCGCAGTTGAAGGCGAAAGGCCGTCCGGTCCCGGAAATCGCGGACCTTATCGAGAGGGCTGCGTGATGGTGGCTGAAATCGCACAGACGCCCTCTCAGGACACGGAAGCTGCCGCGACGGTGCCGCACAACCTGGACGCCGAACAAGCAATCCTTGGCGCTATCCTGTACGACAACGCGACCTATCACCTTATCGCAGACTGGCTCAAGCCGGAGCACTTCCATGATCCGGTTCACGTTCGCATATTCGAAGCCATTGGCGACCAGATCGGAATTGGAAATCTGTGCGACCCGATCACCCTGAAAGCAAAGCTCGAACAGGATGACGGCCTCGCTCAGATCGGCGGCACCGCGTACCTGGTCGAATTGGTTCAATCTGCGCCGCTGACCAGCAATGCCGCGGTCGAATACGGCCGCATCGTTGCCGAGCTTGCTTTGCGCCGGGCCCTTATCCGCGTGTCGGATGAAATGGGCTATGCGGCCAGACAGGATTCCGACGATCCGGCGACCACGCTGATCGAAGAGGCCGAGGCCAGCCTTGCCGCCCTCACGGATACCGAGGAAGGCGAGACGGAGTACACCGCTGGCCAAGCCCTTCGCGCCGCTCTGGATCAGCCCCTGACCTTTATCAAAACGGGCCTGAGTGGCTTTGACGACATGCGGACCATATCGCCCGCCCTGATCATCGTCGGCGCTCGCAGCTCGATGGGAAAGAGCGCGATCGTGGCTGACCAAGTCCTGCGCTCTGCACGCAATGGGAAACCGTCCCTGATGCTCACCAATGAGATGACCGCGCGCCAGATCGCGGCCCGGTGGGCGGCAAGCATGACCGGCGTCCCGTATTTCGCGATCACTAATGGCACCATGCACCAGGATCAGCGTGATCGGGTGGCGCAATGCATCGCTGAAATCGAAACGCTACCCATCACCATCATCGAATGCCCTGGCATCGGAATATCCGGGCTGCGCTCACGGATCCGCCGCTGGCTTCGCAAGGTCGAGAAGGCAGGGCAGGAGCCGGGCGTTGTCGGCCTCGATTATCTCCAGAACATCGCAGGGCAGGGCGGGAGCCTCTATGAGCGCACCAGCGACATTGCGCTGGGCTTGCAGACCATCCAGCTCACATTCGGGATTTGCCTCCTGGTGGCCTGTCAGCTCGCCCGCGCTGCCGAGCATGAGAAAGACAAGCGCCCGTCGATCCGACACCTGCGAGACAGCGGGAAGATCGAGGAGGTCGCTGACAAGATTTTGCTGGTCTACCGGGACAGCTATTACGCCGAACGCGAGCCGCAGGAAGACGACGCCACCAAAGAAATGCAGCGCCGCGAGCGCGCAGCATCCAAGCTGGTCGAGGTCGATCTGGCGAAAAACCGCCTTGGCCCGCTTGGCAGGATCAAGCTGATGGGCGACATGGCGTGCAATCACTTTGAAGATTGGGGGGCTTAGATGTCAGTCGAAGCAATCACCTGGGCCGTGAAATTCCCGGCCGAGAATGCGACCGAGAAGGCGATCCTCCTGATCCTCGCAAACTATGCGGACGGGGAAGGCTCCAGCTTTCCCGGTCAGCAGTCGATCGCCACTCAAGCAGCCTGCGGTGAGCGCACAGTTCGGCGCATCCTCGCCAGCCTTGAGGAGCGTGGGGTCATACGCCGCGAGGAGCGCCGGCGCCGTGACGGATCGCGGACATCTGACGCGATTGTTCTGGTGGGGTTCCAGCAAGCGGCCAATCTGGCCGGTAGCGATAAACCAACCGGCCAATCTGGCCGGACCAACCGGCCATCCTGTCCGAACCAACCGGCCACAGTGGCCGGGCTCACTACGTTTGACACGTCAGAGGATACACCAGAGACACAGGCGCGCGCGAAAAGCCTTCCTTCGGATGATGACTGCACCAGGTTTGCGAACGCATTCCCAGCTGGAGGAATGGTGAACGTCGCGAAAGCATCCCTTCCGATGGTGCTGGCTCGTCCATCGTTGAAGATCGGCGGAATTGATCGGCTGATTTGCGCGGCGAGCGAGTACGGGCGCCGGGTCGATGAGGCAAAGTCAAAACCGCGAAGCCTGGCCAACTGGCTGGCCGACTGGCCGTTGGTTGAAGAATGCGCCGGAGCCGGCAAGCCGCCTGGCACGGACTGGCGCGGCGAGGTCCAGCTTTTCCAAAGGTTCGGATCCTGGCGCCCAGATGGTCCGTCACCAGGCCAGCCTGGATGCCTAGCGCCGGCCAATGTGCTGGCAGAGTTTGGATACAGACAGGAGCACGCAGCATGACCAGAACACGCATGGGCTACACCTCCGATGAATTGCGCCAGAGTTTCGAGCCGGGCCGGGACGGGCATCGCCAGAACTTGAACGCCCGCGTTCTTGTCAGCGGCCCGAAGGAAGCGCCGCGCTTCGCCCTCTTCGACACCGGCAACCCTATCGAGAAAATGCGGCTGCGCGGTACGCTGGGCAAGGATGATGCGGAAACCGGCCGGCGCTATCGGGCCGCGCGGCTGTGGGCTCGCTTGCATCATGTGGCCTCTTCCGGTGCGCACACCTGCGAGATTGTAGACCGGGTGCAAGGATCGGGCGGCGGTGGCGAGGAAGCGCTCGCCCGGCGTCTGGACGCCAACCATGAGCGCGTCCGCATCCAGATTGACTGGCAATGCAAGACCCCAACCCGATTTCTCGATCTCGACGCCTGTTGCGCGATCGGTGTCAGTTTCAACCAGCGCGCCAGCCAGTCGGGCCGGCATCACTCGACCGTGCAGCAAAGCGTCATCGCCGGGCTGGACGCGGTGGCCAAGTATGAGCCTTGGCAGCGCCAGCTTGACGCCGAGCCGGTCTTGAAGATCGACCACCTGCCGCGGCGCAAGAGCAGGGCGGCGTGATACCGCATATTGTGCGTCGTGATTGTCTCAACACTACGCATTGACGACCCCGCAACTTTTGGGCATATTTTGCTAGAGTGAAATCACTGTGACCGGCGCGGCCTTCGGGTTCGCGCTGTTTCTGTTTGGGCCTCCTGCTTGCGCTTCCCCTCTGGCGCTTGCGGTCGATGGCCCAAAGCCATTCCCGGCCCGGTCAACAACGCACCGCAAGCCTTAGAGGCTTATTTTGGCTCAGGACCGTGAGCCGGGATGCCCTTTGCAAAGGCCAGAGCATGACCAAGCCGACACTGCCCGAGAGCATCATGGCCCAGTCATACNNCAGCAGATCGCCGCGGTCGAAATGCTCGGCGCCATGCTGGACCGTGCCAAGGCGACCGGCGCTATTGGTGCTTCGGCCTGGATCGAGGCAGACGGCGCGGCTCATCTGGAAGTCGAGTTCGACAACGGCACGGACGCAAGCCTTCGCGACGACGCCTAGTCCTCAAGAGTTTCAACGCAGACCAGAACGCCGGCCCCGTAGGATACATGGCGGGTTTCCCGGCCTTCGTCGTCAACGGCAGTGATTGCCCCGTCCTCAAGCTTTAGGTCAGACGCGGCTACGCGCTCAAGCGCCCCGCTTGGCGAGTCCAGAACGCAGCGCTCAAGGTTTACGGCCTGACTGTTCATATCACACCCGGCAAGGGCCAAGCCTGCGCCGCACACAATCAAAAATCTCATTTTGTTCCCCTGATGGATCAATAGCCAAGGGGTACGCACGCTAGACGCGCAAGTCTAGTGGAAAGGGGCAAGGCTCCTTCCAGAACCGCGAGGCGGACATGACGAAGAACAAGGGCGGGCGACCGCGCAAAGAGCTTTCGGACGAGGACTTCGACCGCCTTGTCGGCATGGTCAAGATCCAGTGCACCCAGGACGAGATCTGCAACATATTCGGCATGACTGCCGAGACGCTGAACACGCGGTTGCAGGAGCGTGGCGAGGAAAGTTTTTCGACGCTCTATAAAAAGCACCAGGACGAGGGCAGGCAATCTCTGCGGCGTGCGCAATGGTCGGCGGCAATGGAAAGAAACCCCACGATGCTCGTTTGGCTTGGTAAGCAGATGCTCGGCCAGCGGGACAAGCAGGACATTGACCAGACCAGCCGGATCGACCTGAGCTTCGACCGAGACGAGAGTGAGCTTTAGCCTCACGCCAAGGCAGGCAGAAGCACAAAGGCTGATCGCCGGGCCTGAGACGCATAACCTGATCTACGGCGGGTCGCGGTCGGGAAAGACGTTCCTGTTCTGCCGGGCGATTGGCATTCGGGCGGTCAAGGCGCCAGGATCGCGCCATGCCATCATCCGGTTTCGGGCTGCGGACGCTCGTCAAGCGGTATGGGCGGACACCTGGTCGAAGATGATGTCGGTCTGTTTTCCCGGCGTGCGTCGATCGCCAAACAAGCAGGACGGCTTCGAGGAGCTGGAGAACGGCTCTCAAATTTGGTTCGGTGGTCTGGACGATGCGGAGCGGGCCGACAAGATCCTCGGCAAGGAATATGCGACCATATATCTGAACGAGGTCTCGCAGATTTCCTACCAGTCCGTGCTGACCGCCCGAACGCGCCTGGCGCAAAACGTGGCGCAGGCTGACGGCCACCCGCTCAAGCTAAAAGCCTATTACGATCTGAACCCGGTTGGCGCGGTACACTGGACGTTCAAAGAGTTCGAGGAAGGCATAAACCCAATAGATGGGGAGGCCCTTCCACCTGGCGACCGGACGGTCTTTCGGATCAACCCGCGCGACAATACGGCAAACCTGCCGGAAGGCTATCTTGCGCAGCTTGAGGCCATGCCGGCCGCGCAGCGCAAGCGCTTTCTGTCTGGCGAATATACGCGCTCCTATGATGGGGCGATCTGGGCGGAAACAAGCATACGCCGTGTCGGGGCCAATGACCTGCCGGACATGCGCCGGATCGTGGTGGCGGTTGACCCGTCCGGCGCGGCTGAGAAGGGCGACAAGCGCTCAGACGATATTGGCATCGTGGTTGCGGGCGTCGACATGAACGGCCGGGCCTATGTGCTGGAAGACCTGACGATGAACGGCGGGCCAGAGCAATGGGCTGCGGCCACGGTCGGGGCATATCACCGGCACCGGGCAGACAGCATTGTTGCTGAGCGCAATTTCGGCGGGGACATGGTTCGGGCCGTCATCCAGGCGCAAGACAAGCGTGCGCCGGTCAAGATGGTCACGGCATCGCGGGGCAAGGTTCTCAGGGCCGAGCCGGTCGCGGCGCTCTATGCGTCGGGCGATGTGTTTCACGCGGGCCGGTTCCCGGATCTGGAAGACCAGATGTTCGCAATGACGCGGGCCGGATACATGGGCGATCGGTCGCCTGACAGGGTTGATGCGCTGGTCTGGGCGCTGACAGATTTGATGCTGGCCGGTTCATACGGCGAGCGGGTTAAGGTGGGCTTCGGATGAGCAGCACTGTTGCAAATGCCAGCGCTCAGCATGAAGCGCGCGCGGATGAATGGAAGAAGGTCCGCGCCACCGCTGCAGGCCGGGCCAAGGTCATCGAGGGTGATGACTTCGTAAAGCGCCTGCCCGGTCACGACAGCGAAACCTACACGGCTTTCAAGGGCCGCGGCTATTTCCTGAACGCCACCGCGCGATCCATTGAGGGCCTTGTCGGCCTTTTGTTCCGCAAGGCACCTCAGGCGCAATATCCCAACGCGCTGGCGGTCTATGCCGAGGACTTGACCCGCACGGGCCAGAGCGCGGCGAAGATGGCAGAGCAAATCGCCGAGGAGATCCTTACTGCCGGCTGTGTCGGCGTTCTGATCGACCACCCGGAGACGGTCGAGGGTGACACCGTGGCGGCACGCGAAGCGCAGGGCGTTCGCCCCTATGCGCGTTTGTATGCAGCGGAAAGCATTCTGGGCTGGAAAGAGACGACCATCGGCGCCGAGCGCGTGATCAGCCAAGTCCGGCTGAAAGAGGCGGTCGAGCTCGATGACGATGCAGACGAGTTCAAGAGCCAGAAGGTCGAGCGCGTGCGTGTGCTGGATCTTGAAGATGGGGCATATCGCGTCCGCGTATTTGAGAAGGTGAGAAACAAGGGCGGGGACATTGACTGGGTGCAGCTTGAAGCGGATCGCTTTCCGCAGATCGCCGGCCAGCGCCTTAACCGCATCCCGTTTCGCTTCGTCACACAGCGCGGGGCCGAGGCTGTCATGCCCAAGCCGCCGCTTCTCGACCTAGCGGATGTGAATTGCGCGCACTTCAATGACTCTTGCCTTTACCAGTGGGGCATCATGTGGACGGCCAACCCGACCCCGTGTTTTGTCAATCTGGACTTGAGCGAGGGCGAAAAGGTCGCGCTTGGATCATCCGGCGGGCTGAGTTTCCGCGAGGGTGGAAGCGCCTTCTTCCTTGAGTTCAACGGGCAGGGCCTCGGCACGATCCGTCAGGCGATGGAAGACAAGCGCCGGGACATGGCCGTTATGGGCGCGCGCATGCTGATGGAAGACCGCCGGCAGGTGGAAGCGGCTGAGACAGCCCAGATCCACCGCGCGGGCGAAAACAGCATCCTTGCGGCCATCTCGTTCTCGATTTCCGAGGCGATGGAATGGGCGCTTGATCTGGTGGGCCGCTGGGCGGGTATCTCGTCCGGCTCGATCACGTTCTCGGTGAATAAGGATTTCATGCCGGCCGCGCTGGACGGTCAAACCCTGACGGCCCTTATGCAGGCTTGGCAGGGCGGCGGGCTTTCCTCGCGCGATTTGTTCGACTGCCTGCAGCGCGGCGAGCTGATCCGCGAAGACAAGACGTATGAGGACCACGAGGAGGAGCTGGACAGCGAGCCGGTAAGGGTGCCGGACGTTGCCCCGCTAATGGCCAATGACGCCAGCCGAGGAGCTTAGAGACCTCACCATCTCGCACCAGATCGGGCTTTTGCGCCTGTCAAATGCGACGGTGAGGAAAATGCTGGGCTTGCTGGCCAGAACCGAGGCCGACATCGTGCGCCAGCTTCGACTGGTGGACCCTGACAGCCAGGTTGGCCAACGGCTCGACCGGCAATTGGCTGTCGTCTCGCGGATGTATCGCGAAGCCTATGACGAGCTGACCGGCGCGCTGGTCGCGGACATGGACGATCTCGCGGTCTATGAAGCGCAGTTTACGGCTCGGCAGTTTCGCAACACGGTCGGCGTGGCGTTCGACGTGCCGACCCGCCCTGTCGTGATTGCCGCGGTCAATTCCCGGCCCTTCCAGGGGCGTTTCTTGCGCGAATGGATGGCAGGCATCGGCGAAGATCAAGGCCGGCGCGTTCGGGACGCGGTGCGCATGGGATTTGTGGAGGGTGAAAGCCTTTCCCAGATTGTGGCGCGGGTTCGCGGGACGCTGGCGGCGGGCTTCAAAGATGGCATTCTGGAGATCGGGCGACGGTCCACCGAGCGCATCGTACGAACGGCTGTCACGCATACGGCAGCGCGGGCGCGTGAGGCGGCTTTTGCCTCGTCCGGCGATCTGGTCCGGGGCGTGCAGTGGACATCGGTGCTCGACGGCCGCACCTCGCTTGTGTGCGCTGGACGCGATGGCAAAGAGTACCCAATGAACGAGGGGCCACGGCCTCCCGCTCATCCCAATTGCCGCTCGCAGATTACGGCGGTTCTGGACGGCTTTCCGGCCCCGGAGCGCACCACCTATGAGGAATGGCTGAAACGCCAGCCAAAGGACTTCCAGGACGAAGTGCTCGGGCCGACCCGGGCCAAGGCGTGGCGCTCAGGCGAGATCCCGCTGGGCCGCTTTGTGGATCGCAAAGGCCGTGCGTGGTCGCTTGATGAATTGCGCCGCCGCGAGGGGCTTGATATTTAGGGGCATGGCTGATTTGCCGCCCCGCCTTCGCGTCGTGAAGAATGAAAAGCCGGCGACCCCTACGGGTCACGGGCTGCTGACCTGCAATGTGTGCCGGGTAGATACCGGCGTTGCGGGTACCAGCTTTATCGAAATCAAGCGCATGCCGCTGCTCAAGGGCTCCCGCGTTGTGGGTGGCCAGAAGGGCCTCGCATGCCTCGATTGCCTCTCACGGGGCAAGGTGACGCTCTTGTGAGCGCGCCGACCTAGCGCCGGGCGATGCCGGGCAGAGTGAAGCGAGCGGCTTAGGGCCGCTTTTTTTATGGCGAGGCCATCCCAAAATGACCGATCAAACGAACGACGCCGGCACCGGCGGCGATGACGATGCTGTGGCCAAAGCTACGGCAGGCTTGAAAGCCAAGAATGACGAGCTGCTGGGCAAGCTCAAGGCGCAGAAGGACGAGCTTTCCACGCTGAAATCCCAGTTTGACGAGATCCAGGCCGCGCGGGAATCCGCCGAGGCTGAGAAGGCCGAGAAAGAGGGCGACATTGCCAAGCTGCGCGAGCAGATGGAAGCGCGCCACAAGAAGGAATTGGAGAAGCTGTCCGCTTCTCTGGAGGCCGAGAAGGGTGTGAACCACAAACTTCTGGTCGAAAACGGTTTGAGCGCCGCGCTCACGAAAGCGGGCGTGAAGCCGGAGTACATGGATGCAGCCAAGGCTCTGCTGCAGACGCAATCGAAAATCGAGCTTTCCGACTTCGACGGCCAGCGCGCCGCCGTGGTCGATGGAAAACCCCTGGCCGAGTTCGTCACCGGATGGGCGCAGGGCGACACGGGCAAGCACTTTGTTGCGGCCCCTGCCAATTCCGGTGGCAACGCCCAAGGGGCGCTTGGGGCTGATGGCTCCGGCAAGACGATCACCCGCACCGCGTTCGATGGCCTCGGCCATGCCGAGCGCGCCGCCAAGGTGAAGGACGGCTTCAAAGTCGTCGACGAAGCCTGACCCGGCAAGGCCGGTCGCCAGCTTCTCATCCTCCTACGCCATCAGCTTGAAAGGCTTTTATCATGGCAAACGTTCTTACTGATCTGGCGGCCGACATCTACAAGGCCGCCGATGTTGTCGGCCGCGAATTGGTCGGCTTCATTCCCGCCGCAACCATCAACGCGGACGGCTCCGAGCAAGCCGCGCTGAATGATGCGGTTCGCTCGCACGCCACCCGCGCCGCGACGATCAACAATGTCGCCCCGTCGATGACCATCCCGGAAGGCGACGATCAGACGGTCGATAACAAGACCCTGACCCTCGACACGGCCAAGGCCGCCGAGATTCCGTGGACCGGCGAAGACATCCGCCACGTCAACAACGGCTCGGGATATGAGACCATCTACGGCGACCAGATCGCCCAGGCGATGCGCGCTCTGTCCAACCTGATCGAGGCTGACCTCGCCACCGAAGCCTATCAGAACGCCTCGCGCGCTGTCGGCACCGCTGGGACCACGCCGTTTGCGTCCAACTTCAACACGGTCGCCGAAGTTCGCCAGATCCTGGCCGACAACGGTTGCCCGATGAATGACCGGCAGATCTCGCTGGTCATGGACACGTCCGCTTCGACCAAGCTGCGCAATCTCGCTCAGCTCCAGAAGGCGAACGAGGCCGGTTCGGACAACCTGCTGCGCCAGGGCGTTCTGCTCGACCTGCAGGGTCTGGCCATGCGTGAATCCGCGCAGGTCCAGTCGCACGCGATCGGCACCGGCTCCTCGTACTTGATCGACCTCGTGGCTGGCTATGCGGCCGGCGACAAGACGATCCACGTCGACACCGGCACCGGCACGTTCGTTGCGGGTGACATCATCACGGTTGCCGACGATCCGTTCGGCGGCAAGTACGTGATCGGCACCGGCTTTGCGGGTGACGGCGACGGCGACGTGGTT